ATCAAGTCCATTTGTTTTTAAGATGCAAAAAAATTTACGAGATTTTAGAGAACAAGATTATGTATTGCTCACAGGTGATCCAGCTATTATTGGTATCTCTTGTGCAATCGTTTGTGATAAAACAAACGGAAAGTTTAACCTCTTAAAATGGGATCGAAGAGAGGCTAAATATTATCCAATAAATTTCGATCTCTACCAGAAAGGATAACAATGAGTGACGTAAGAAAAATGATGTTAGAAGATTCCAAAGATATGTTGGATGAAATTGAAGTAACAGATATTGCAGAGCAATGTGTGTTATTAAAAAAGAAAGAAGATGAGGTAGCAGAAATAGAGGAAAAATTAAAAGCTAAAAAAGCAGAGCGAGATGATATTAGCACTAGAGTTATACCTGAACTTCTTGCAGAACAGGGATTACAAGAAATAAAACTAGCAGATGGTAGTAAAGTTTCTGTAAAAACAGAATATAGAGCAACTCTTCCTAAAGAGGATTTTAGAAGGGAAGAAGCTTATAAATGGCTTCGAGAGCAAGGACTGGCAGACATTATTAAAAACAATGTTTCTGTAAGTTTCGGTGCTGGCGAGGAGAACAAGGCGAATCAATTGATGGACCTTGCAGCGTCAAATGGTTTTCAACCACAACAGAAATCTGATGTGGCTTGGAATACTTTGACAGCTATGTATGAGGAGCGTGTCAAGGCCGGCCTTGACATGCCTTCTGATGTTTTTAGTTTATGGATTAGAAACAAAACAAAGATAAGCCGGAAAAAATAATGGAGATGAATAATGAGTAATGAAATAATGAAAAAAGACAAAGGCGGATCATTAGCTTTATTTGGTAATGATCTGGAGAAAGGTTTTGAAAACATGACGCAAGACGATATGGCGTTACCGTTTATCAGAATCTTGGGACAACTATCTCCTCAAGTAACTGAGGGTGATAGTAAGTATTTAGAGGGTGCTAAACCAGGCATGATCTACAATACTGTTACCAACGACTTGTTCGATGGTAAAAAAGGTATCAAGGTAATTCCTTGTTACTTTAAGAAAGACTACCCGGAATGGTCTGATAGAGGTGAAGGTTCAGGAGCTCCTGCTGCTGTGCATTTACCAAATAGTCCGGTAATAAGAACAGGTAAAAGAGAAGCAACTGGTTCTAAAATTAGATTACCAAATGGTAATTATATTGAAGAGACAGCTTCTTACTATGTTCTTGTAGAAACAAAAGACACTGGGATGATGCCAGCGTTGATTACTATGAAATCAACACAGCTTCAAGTTAGTAAAAAATGGAATTCAATGATGAAAACTGTTGGAATACCTAACGGAAAAGGTGGCATGGCTAGACCTCCCATGCATGGGGTTGTGTACCACTTAACCTCTGTACTCCAAAAGAACGATAAAGGTTCTTGGTACGGATGGTCTGTTACACAAGACAGAATATTAGATCAGAAAGACAAGACTTTGTACTTAAGTGCTAAAGACTTTTCTGACTCTGCTACTAAAATTAACGTGCAAGCAAAAGCTGATGTGGAAGAGACGTCAGATACTAAAACTCCGTTTTAGTTTCTTGAAGGGGGGTAGAGATACCCCCCTTTACAAATTAATTAGAAATGATAAATGAAGAGTGCAAAATTTAAAAATATATTTGAAGGATTAAAAATAGCATATGGACAATACCAGAAAGGCGAAAGAAACGGTAACGGTAAACAACAAGGCAAGGCATTCATTGTTCGAAAGAATGTTAGCGATGATTTGTGGGAGAAGCATCTACAGGGAGAAGGTCCGGCTTTGGGCATCATCCCCATACGAGAGGATTCTACGTGTAGGTGGGGCTGTATTGATATTGACAGTTATGATCTCAACCACAGCGGCCTCATTCAAAGCATACGAAATCTTAATTTCCCCTTAATAGTTTGTAGATCAAAATCAGGTGGTGCACATGTATTCTTGTTCACAAAAGAATTTGTACCTGCATCACTCATGCAAAGCACACTTAAAAAAATATCTAGAGTTTTAGGATACGAGGGGTCTGAAATATTCCCTAAACAAACAGAAATACTTGTAGAACGTGGAGACACAGGTAATTTTTTAAATCTACCTTATTATAATGAAACAAAAGGTTTGCGTTATGCAATCGATGATCAAGGCAACGCAGCTAGTTTAGAATCATTCTATTCTATGTATGACCAGTATGCATGCACAGAAAATAAAATTAGAGAAATAAAATTTGAAGATAAAAAAATAGAAGAAGCATTTCCGTCTGGACCACCTTGTTTGAACAAATTAGCATCGACTGGTTTTGGTGAAGGATCTAGAAACAATGCTTTATTTAACATTGCTGTTTACTACAAACAAGCACACCCTGATAGTTGGGAAGATAAAATTGTAGAAGCTAATTTAAAATATATGGAACCGAAGTTAAGTAATGGTGAGGTTCAACAATTAATCAAATCTGTAAATAGAAAAGGTTACGACAAGTATAGATGTAAAGACGCACCAATCAACGCGGTCTGTCAATCAGGTCTGTGTAGAACAAAACGTTTTGGTGTGGGCTTTGGTGAAGAAGAAATGCCAATGTTAGGTAACTTAACTAAATACAAATCAACTCCGCCACAATGGTTTTTAGATGTGGATGGAACGCGGATCGAATTAAAAACAGAACAACTGTATAGCTCACCTTTATTTGCATTAGCGTGTTTAGACCAAGCCAACCTGGTTGTGCCTGTGCACAAAGGCAAAGATTGGAAACAATATTTTTTAAAACCAATGATGCAAAACTTACAAGAAGTAGAGCCATTAGAATCTTTAAATCCAACAAATCAATTGACTGGGTTATTACAAGACTGGACTACAAACAGACAAGCAGCAAGAACAATGGATGACGTATTTAACAAACTACCTTTTACAGATGAAAATAAAGAATTTACATATTTTAGAATGGATGACTTCTATGCGTTTCTTAAAAAAAATAATTGGGAAATGGATAAAATTAAAACAGGTAATCTTTTAAAAAGATTAGATGACGTATTTGTTTCTGAAGAAAGAGTTAGAATCAAAAAACAACAACCAAGACTAATAAAAATAAAAACTATGAAACAAACAGAAGCCGCTGTTTCAAAAGTTGAATACCATAAGGAGGTGTACTAATGGCAGCTAGAATGGAACTGTTAACATTAACAATGTTTACATCATTTTGGATCTACCTACATTTAATCACATGAATAAAATAGGAATCAATTGGAAGTTAAGATACGAGTTAGAGAGAGGACGAAATGAATTGTTAGAAACAAAAATAGATATATTAATAAGGAGATTGAGAAAATATGAAAACCATAATATTAGGCCCGCCCGGAACAGGAAAGACAACAACGTTATTAAATTTAGTCGATCAGTTCATACAACAAGGGATAAGGCCTAAACAAATAGGATACTTTTCTTTTACTAGAAAAGCAGCGAGAGAAGCAGCGACAAGAGCTGCGGAAAAATTTGGTCTTGATGCAGAAAAAGATTTAGAAAACTTTAGAACACTACATTCTTATGCTTTCAGTCGTTTGGCCATGTCAAAAGAAAAAATGATGACGGCAGAAAATTACAGAGAATTTGGTAAATTAGTTGGCATACCTATCAAAACAGGTAAATATTCAGAGGATGATGGCACATTTAATTCAGACAATGAATACTTAACCATCATGAATACAGCTAGAGTTAAACGTATGGACCTATTAGAATACTATGACTCTAGACAAAACATATTAGATATAGAAAGAGATACTTTATATTTATTATCAGAGGAACTGAAGAGATATAAAAAAGAAAAAGGACTCAAAGACTTTACAGATTTATTAGAGGATTTTATTGCACAAGAAACTAAACAAAATTTTGAGGCATTGTTCATAGATGAAGCACAAGATTTATCTTTAATACAATGGGAAATGGTTAGATCTTTGTGGGCTAATGCAAAGAAAACTTATATAGCAGGCGATGATGACCAAGCAATATTTAAATGGGCTGGTGCAGATGTAGATCATTTCATAGCTTTAAAAGAAGAAGTTAATGATATTAAAGTATTAGATCAGTCATACAGAATACCCGGTGGACCAATACACGAACTATCACAAAAGATAATTAGTAAAGTACAAAACAGATTTAATAAAGATTATAAACCAAGAACAGAACATGGAATATTACGTAGATATTCTGATGTAACACAAGTCAACATGTCAGAGGGTAATTGGTTAGTCTTATCATCAGCAAATCATTTCCTTGATGATGTAAAAGATTTATGTGAACTACAAGGTTGGTATTATCAACACAGAGGATCTAACTCTGTTCCACTAAAACTTTTGATAGCTTTAAATAACTGGGAGAAATGGCGTAAAGGAGATATTGCTTTGGGTACAATAGAAATAAAAAATATATATCAATATCTAGGTGATAAAGTTTTGGTTGGTTTTAGATCTGGTAAAACTCTGCATTCTGATAAAAAATATTTGATTAGAGATTGTCAAGCTGAACATGGTTTAGTCACAACAGATGTTTGGTATGAAGCCTTTGATGGTTTAGATACCATCACAGAAAACTACATTCGTAACATGCGGGCGAATGGAGAACAGATAAATAAAAATCCGCGTATCATTATGTCAACAATACATGGAGCAAAAGGAGGAGAAGCCGACAAGGTTTTGCTTATGCAAGATCTGACCAATGCAGCACTAGAAACTTTTAGTCATGACCCTGATGAATTACATAGATTATTCTATACTGGAGCGACGAGAGCGAAGCGTGAATTGCATGTGTTAGATCCAAAAAACTTTGATCGAGCTTATATATTATGAAGTCATTAAAAAAGCAGATAGGCGGTTCACACTATCAAGATTTTGTCATTCAGCCGGCAGAATTCATTAACAAGAATAGGTTGCTTTTTGCGGAAGCCAACGCTATAAAGTATATATGTAGGCATTCCAAAAAGGGAGGCATACAAGATATAGATAAAGCAATACATTATCTAGAAATGGTAAAGGAGAGAGACTACTCGTGAGAAGAACACAAATGCCCCTATTCACCCCTGAAACAGAGTGGGTAATGCCAGATGAACTTAAAGATTTAAGTGAATACAAAGAAATAGCAATCGATTTAGAAACTAACGATCCAGACCTAAAAACACTTGGTTCTGGTAATGTCATCAAAAGAGGGCACATTGCAGGCGTTGCGGTGGCCGTAGAGGGCTGGCAAGGGTATTATCCGATACATCATGAGCAAGGGGGTAATATGGACCAAAAATTGGTCTTAAAATGGCTTAAAGATGTTCTAAAACAACAAGATACTACGTTTATATTTCATAATGCTATGTATGATGTGTGCTGGTTAAGGTCAGCAGGGTTGACCATAAAAGGACCCATTGTGGACACCATGATAGCTGCATCACTAATTGATGAGAACAGATTAAGTTATCAATTAAATACACTAGCAAAACATTACGCAGGCGAAGGTAAAGACGAAAAGATTTTAATAGAAGCTGCAAAAGAATATGGATTAGATCCAAAAGCAGATATGTGGAGATTACCTCCAATGTTTGTAGGTCAGTATGCAGAGCAAGATGCAAAGTCTACACTTAAACTTTGGCAGAGATTAAAAATAGAATTATACAATCAAGAGCTGATGGACATCTTTAATTTAGAAACCAGATTGTTTCCATGTCTTGTTGATATGAGATTCAAGGGAGTTAAAGTTGATTTAGAAAAAGCACAAAATATTAAACAAAATTTAATCAAAAGGGAAGAGTCTTTAATAAAAAAAATAAAAGATTTAACTGGTGTAGACGTAGAAATTATGGCAGCCAGATCAATAGCAAAAGCTTTTGATAAACTTAAACTTCCATACGATAGAACTGTAAAGAGTAATGAACCAAGCTTTACAAAAAACTTTTTACAGAATCACCCACACGAATTACCACAAGCTATTGCAGAGGCAAGAGAACTAAACAAAGCTCACACTACGTTTATAGATTCTATTACTAAACATGAACACAAAGGTAGAATACATGCAGATATAAATCAAATTAGATCAGACCAGGGAGGTACAGTTACCGGTAGATTTAGTATGAGCAATCCAAACTTACAACAAATACCTGCAAGACATCCTGAACTTGGTCCTTTAATTAGATCTATATTTATACCAGAAGATAAACATGTTTGGGGTAGTTTTGACTACTCACAACAAGAACCTAGAATTTTAGTGCATTACGCAAAACTGCAAAATTTGTCAGGAGTTGATGAAATTGTAGACGCATACAAGGCCGGAGACGCTGATTTCCACCAGGTCGTGGCCGATATGGCAGGCATAGAACGAAAGCAAGCCAAGACGATTAATTTAGGTCTCATGTATGGAATGGGTAAAAATAAATTGATGGCAGAACTAGGTTTAATGAAAGAGTCTGCGGAGAAACTAATCAAGCAATATCACACTAAAGCTCCCTTTGTAAAACAGCTTATGGATAATGTATCCAGAAGAGCAAATGATAGAGGTAAGATCAGAACTTTGTTAGGTCGTGCATGTCATTTTGATTTATGGCAGCCTGTCCAATTTGGGGTTTTTAAACCTTTGCCCTTAGAAGAAGCTAGAAAAGAATATGATGAGCCCTTAAAACGTGCATTCACTTACAAAGCTTTAAATAAATTAATACAAGGAAGTGCTGCAGATATGACAAAAAAATCTATGGTATGTCTCTATGAGAATGGTATAATACCACACATACAAATTCATGATGAAGTTGATATTTCTGTTGAATCTGATGTACACGCAGAAGAAATAATTAAGATTATGGAAGCTGCTGTTGAATTACAAGTCCCTAACAAGGTAGACTACGAGAAGGGAGAAAACTGGGGTGAAATTAAATAATGGCATATTTAAATGCAAACATACCGGCGACGTACGCACAGATCAGAAAAGAATATCTTTATGATCTTAAAAAACACCATGGCGAAGTTGAAGACTGTATTATCTTCGGCATATCGTGTATGGGTGGAAGGGCTATATTATTTCACGCTATTATGGGTAACGGTGCAATATTTTATCGCCTTCCTATTAGCGCGTTTATTCAGCAAGGATATAAACCAGAAAACGTTCCCAAGCGACGCCTTGATGAACTTGAGCTTTGGAATTCTTTTAGCTATTATCCTGCTGTTACTTGCTGGTCTATTCTAAGCGCAGCTTCAGGCAAATACATTGGTAAAGATAAAAAATGGCACCACGGCAGGTATTTATTTACGGTTGACTTTGCTCATCCAGAAACTAATATAATGGATCCGGACCATTCCGAGATACCGCACGAACATAAGTGCGCGCACATAATTGCTCTCGATGATGGCAATTTTGCTGCACAACCTAACAACAGATGTATTTGGGATTTACCTTCTTTCACAGTGAAAGATAACATTCCAGATTGGAAAGTGCAGACTAACGAATGGAACGTTGAAGACACAGGTAAGTGGAAAACAGAAGACACTGACAAGTTCTTCTATGAAATTGAGGAAAAAAAACATGATTAAAAAAATTTGGAATAAAGTAAAACAAATTTGGAATTGGATATTATCTAAATTCTTATAGCGCTTATAAGATAGGGTGGTGCGGGAGACTGTATCACCCGGTACTAATTATGAAAACAATACCTGACGCGATTACAGACATCAAAAGATTTACAAAAAGAGTAATAGATGTGCCTTTATCGTGGATGGAATCTCTAGGCTGCTGGATGAGTAACTACGCCTGGAATAAAAGATGGAAAAATAGAAAAGATGGATACGGATACAGAGATGAAGACTTGTAAAAATTGTCACCACAAGTGTCATTGTGATGGTGACTTACATGCAGATGAATATGGTTTATGTACCTGTGAGGAGTGTAAATGTTAATAGGAGATAATGATGAACTATTATATGACTATAATACTTTTCATATTAATTATTTTGTTGGGAATCTTTGGAGGACCTTCTAGTTATGGCGCTTAAAATCTCAGAGTCGGCTTCGGTGCAGATGCCTATGAAGACGGTTGCCAGTTTGATCACAATAATTGCAGTTGGAACCTGGGCTTATTTTGGTATTCATGAAAAATTAAATCAACACTCAACAAAGATAGAGTTGATGCAAAAAGATTTA